TTCTTTTTAAAGAAGTCAGCTCTCTTACTCTTTGTATCTTTTGATAGGTTTTTGTAATACTTCTTAGGCTGTGTGCCATCTTTTTTCTTAACATCTCTATCTTGTGGTTGAGCGTCTAAATCTTCTTTAATTTCTGATACTGCTTCGAAACCGTAATCGACATCTAAATCGTGTTCTCTCACTTGTACCTCTCTATCAGCTGCGATTGGAATACAATCCCAAATCCATGCTTTGTGTAAATTGTTATTGTTATCTTCTAGTACGACATAGTTTGTACTTCTTCGTACCACCTTACCTTTTACATCTTCTTTGATATAATCAACTTCGTCATCAATATTAAATATCATTTCTCTTATGTAAAGGTCTCTTATTTGTTGTTGTTCAAATTCTTCCATACTTGCTATTGGTCTTACTACTGGCATATGTAAATAATTAGCGGCCAAGTTCATACCTTTTCGGACATCTTTGAAAATCTTTTCTGCGTCAGCGTTTCTTGGTAAACCTTTTTTGAAACTTGCTAGGTCACCTTTGGCAGCTGCAGCCCTCATTTTACTTGCACTCATACCTGTTGCTCCCTCGGCGTCAGGATCCCTTTCGCCGGCAGAAACAACTTTGATGTTGTCAAAGTTATAATATCCATGTCTGGATTTTACATCATTATATTTCTTAATGATGGTTTCAAATTCTCTTACTCTATCACTACCTACAACCATGTTAACATCTGTATAACCTTGATTGTATAGTTTAGTACATATATCTAAAATCATGTTAGTTGTATTGATTTCAATATTTCTTGCATGACTAGGAAATATCTTTTTCATTACATCTAGTTTAGTTCTAGGAGATAGTGGATTCTTTTTAGGGTCTTCACTTCTACTTAAATAAATTTTGTAATCGTTTGCTGGTACAGATTTAACTTTGTTTATAAGTTTCTCATGTCCAATAGTTGGTGGATTAAATCTACCAAATGTAAATGCAACTGACTTACCCTTTGCTTCTTTTAAACTATCTATTTCTGCGTCTGTTACTTTACCGTCATCTAAAATCTTTTTACATTTTTTGTAGAAAGTTAAATAGTGGTATTTCTCTAACATCTTATAGATAACATTTTTAGGTAATCTATTCTTAATACCAAACTTTTGTATTTGGTCTGGTGTCATATCTTTATCAAATGCAGCTCTTCTATCTGCGTCAACACCGTCACCAATTTTTACAATATCATTGATACTATCTTCTATTTCTTCCAACTTAGTATTAATCCTGTCTTGTAGATTTAAAATATCATCTGGATTTAATTCTGTTAGTTCATCATAATCAATAATATCTCTTTTTAAATTACCTTTAATTACATCTAACTCTTGTACTTTTTTCTCAAAGTCTTTGATGTATAAACCTGTATCAAAACTAAAGTCTTCTGGTCTTTTTACAAACTTATCTGTTTCGATATCAAACACAGCGTCAGCCTTTTTGTTTTGGTCTTCGTATGTTTCTTTGTCTGTAATAAAATAAAAGTTGATAGGGTGCTCAGAACCAGGTATCAATTTACCTTGGACATTACCGGCAGTCTTAGCAGACAAATACTTTTTGGACAGTCTTAATCGTTCTAGTTCTTGTTTGTCCCCAGGTACATCAAATAAAATATTGATGTCCAAGTCTGCGTCATTTCTATATCGTTTCGTAAGTATAGAACCTATCAAAGAAGTTTTTAAAATAGGGTACTCTGACTCAAACTCTTTTAACTGAGCCTGAATCTGAGCCTTTACGCTAGCCTTAATCTTCGGATTTTTTGTGTCAGCGTCATCAAATACCTTAGGTGCATAAGTCCTCCTAGGTATATCAATAATACTTTCGTTTATAAAATCTTTAAATCTCATCTTCTTTTTAATTTTCTCTCTGTTGCCATCCATCTTTTCGCTGTGTATGACTTAACTTTGTTTGTTAACAATCTTCTAACTACTTTAGAACATTTATTCATAGTTTGAGTTGTTAGTTCTTTATCACTTTGGTTGTTATCTATGATAATCATATTACCCATACCAAATAGATTTTGAAACTTACCAATATTACTTTGTACAGCTGTCCATGATTTTCTTGTAACATATTCTGGTACACTTCTCTCTCTTTGTGCATTTCTTTCCAATGCAACTTCTAAACTTGTGTTTACGAAAATCATATAACAATCATAACCTAAAGCTTTTAAATGACCAACTTGTTGATTAATCTTATCATAATCTCTACCAGTACCATCAACAATCATACCCAATCTACCTTTGATAGACATATCTAACATTGTACCTGTCATTCCTTTTGCTCTTGCTCTTAATATATCTCTAGCCTCTGCCTCATCTTCAGGCATTTTTAAAGATAAATTATTCTTTTTTAAGGCACTTTCAAAAGCATTATCTGAGTTTATCATTCTTAAACCCATTCCGCCAAATGCAGCTCTCGTTACAAATGTTTTACCGGAACCAGGACCACCAGCAAGAAAGAATACCTTAAAAATATTAGGGTCATATAATCCTTCTTCTAAGTATCTAATTTGGTCGTATGTTTTCATGTTACTTTCTTTACTATTTCTTTTGCAATAGCTTCAGGTGTACTACCCTCTGCCTTAATATTTATTATTTCATCTTTGTAATAATATAATAAAGGTGCTGTTTCTCTATGATATACTTTAATTCTGTTTTTAATTATCTCCGGTTTATCGTCTGCTCTACCTCTGGCAGTTAATCTTTTGACAACTTCTTCCTCAGATACTACAAGATTAATTACATGGTCATATTCAATACCTTTTGCTTCCATGGCACCTGCTTGTTCTACATTTCTAGGAAAACCATCAAATACATATCCTTTTTGAGCGTCTGGTTGTTCCATTCTTTTCTTTACTGCGTTTATTACAATAGGTGTAGGTGCAAATTCACCTTTAGATAATAAGTCTTTTACTTTTTTACCATCTGGTGTATCTTGTTTTGCTAAGGCTCTCATCATATCACCTGTATAAATGTGAGCGATACCTAATTCTTTCTTTATTAATTCTGAGTATGTTGATTTACCAGAACCTGGTCCGCCAATCATAATGATTTTAGGTCCGTTGATTGCCTCAAAAAAATATTGTTTAAATCCTTCTATTCTCTGATACATTATTTACCTTTTCCACTTAAATATTTTGGTGATTCACTTCTACTTCTCCAGTAGCCTGTACCTTTTTCTCTATTGCACCATCTTTTTTGCCATGCAAAACCACTTAGTTTAACACCAATGTGTTCTAATATACTATAGTACCAATCAATTAATCTAATCATTATCCTTTTACCCAATCTTTAGCTATTGTAAAGTTTGCTCTGCTAAATTCTAATCTATCTACAAGTTTAATTGCACCAGCAACTCTGTCAACTGCAACAAAACCCTCTGGTGCTGTTACTTTATAACCAGTAGGTGTTCGTAAGAAATGACCGATACTTTGTACTTGATTTAATTTTTGTATCAAAAAGTTCTTTGCATTACCTAAACTAATATGACTTGCAATTGCAAAGTATAATGCTGTTTTATTTCTATCAATAAACTGTAGACCAACTTTCTTTTGTTGTATAAACTTCTCTTTACCTTTATCTGTTTTACGACTATCTATTTCTGCGTTTATAAAACTTTCGTAATAATCTCTAAATCCTTTTTGCATTACTGCAACTTTATCCATACCTTGTTTTGAGTTTCTAATATAAGAATTGAAGTATGTTTTTAATCTGTAACCAACAGATAGTTGGTCACTCATAGATGATTTAGACATTTCATCTAAAATAGGTTTTGCTTTTCTTAATGAACCTTCAGCCATTCTTATCAATGCGTCAAATCTACTTAACTCTGATTTATTAAATGTTGCTGAACCAGATGTATCTGTAAAAGCTGCTGACGCTAAAAATACGGAAGTAGGACCTTGACCTTTGATACTACCGAAACCGGCAGTTAAAGATGACATTGTTTTACCTGAATACTTTGTATGAAACACAATACCTAATTTTGCTCTGGCTATTCTTCTAGCAATATCACTACCTGCTGGTACAGCATAAGTGATTGTATTAGGTGTAAAGGTAATCATTTTTTCGCCTTCAATGGCAACGGCCTTTAAATCACCTCTTGTGAAAAGTAAATCTCCCTGGTAAATACCATCTAACCCCAATTTCGGCAGTTCTCTCAAACACACTTGTAGTTTGTTAGCGAGTTCACCACCATGATTTCGTCTTATATCAGTTGGTGTGTAGTTGATTTTCGGAGTTTTGTTGAATACTGACTTTGTTCCTACAAAGAATTTACCATTTTCTGGATTAGTACCACAGAATACGGCTGGCGCACCGTCCCATTTTACAGACATATTTAACTTACCACCAATATTGCCGGCAAGCATATTTCGTACTGAATTTAGGAAGTTGATTGCATTTACACCACCTTGTGAACCACGATTAATTATATCGTCTTCTAAGTGTTCGAGGTGTGTGTTCTTTTCCTGTGTGAAAAAGCCTTTAAAACTAAACATTTGTTCTCCAATTTATCCATTTATATAATATTCAAATACCCATTAACAAATCATACAATACTATTTATACGATTTAATACTGGTATTATAACATATTCCGCTGGTCATGGCAAGCACTTTTTTCGCTTTTTAAGATATTTTTAAGAAAGGACCAGCGCTGGCATACTGTTTTTTTGCACCATAATAAGCTACATTTAAGAATTCATTTAATACACCTTTTTTCTGCATTTCGTTCATGTTTTCTAACCATTGAAAACATTGTAATTTTGTGCTTAATTGCGAGGCAGTTCTATTGTTTTCCACTTCTAGTTTTCTAGCTTTGGCAAATGATGTTGACCATTTAACTTTACCAAAATTTATTTTATTACCTGCAATAGTATATCTTTGTAATCTACTTTGTTCTTTTTCATAAAAGTCCACATCTGCTTTTGTAAACTCACCTACTTTTGGTATCTCGGTACCCATTCTTCTTTTTAAATTAAATTTTTTAAAAAATGGGTCAATAGCAGCTATTGAAGATACTTTACCTAATTTGGCAGCCGCACCTGCACCTGTCATATCCATTTGTGTACTCTCTCTAATACCACCTGAAAAAGCACGGACTTGGACATTTACTACATTTTGTCCTACTTTTAAGGCAAATGCCATTTCACCTGTATTAAACTCACCTTTACTATCAATATCTAATTCACATCTTAAACTGTTTTTGACCATTGATATTTTTTCAACTTTCATACCACTCACATTTGTTTCTTCTAAACTAACAGACTTGCCTAATTTTTTCAATGATACACCAACCAAATCTCTGTTTACAAATAGTTGTTTCATATATTCGTTTAAAGCGTCTAATCTGGAAGAAGGTGTGCCTTTCATATTACCAATAGTATTAATTTTCTTTTTCATATCTGGTATGGCTCTCTTTTTTGCTAAGTAAATATCAGCAGGATTCCAACTATCTTTTTTAGAAACACCACATTTATTTTTAGCAACGCCTTCTAAAAATGGCATGAAACCAACATCTCTGGTATATTCATAACCCTTATTTGAACCTAA